CGGTTTGATCGTTTATCGGGAGCGTCGTGATGGCGTTCAGTTTTGCGGCGGTGAGTACCGTTCCGGCGACGAATGGGAATGGGGTCGTCATGGTTTCGTTATCCTACCTTATGCGGCTAGTACGTTATCGGAGTCAAGAATCCCGAAGACCGCGTCGTCTAACTCGAACTCGTAGACGATGTCGGTCGGGGCCGTGTAGAACGTGACCGTCTCGCCCCGGAGGTCGATTCGGTGTTGGATGCCTTCGACGGAGAGTTCTTCGGTGACCGTGAGCGGGCTCCCGGTGGTGAATGTGCGGGTTACGGAGATCGTGTCTCCAATGTCTACGGCGGCGACGGCGTCTTTTTGGGGTGTCGTCAACGATCCGAAGAATGTCTCAACTCCTGAGAAACGCGGTTCGGGTTCGCCTGCGAGTAGGTAGTCGGCGAGGGTGAGGGCTTGCGCGTCGGTGGAGAGTAGCGAGTTCGTGATCGCTTCGGCCTGCGTGAAGTAGAGGGCGATGGATGCCGAGTCGGTGGCAGTTTGAGCGGTGCCGCCGGGCCGTTGCACGGTGACTCGGTTGAGTACCGATTCGACGGTGAAGTCGACGAAGACTTCCCGGTAGGGAGTTTGTGCTCCGGTGTCGTCGAAGATGACGCTCGGCCCGGAGAGGGTGTTTCCGATGCGGGGCTCGAAGACGAGGTCGCCGTCCGATGCTCGCATGAATAGGCGTCCGCGTTCCGCTGAGTCGATTTGCCGCAAGTATTCGAGGGCGTTGGCGCCTTCGCTGATCGCATAGTTTCCGAGGGTTGCTGTACCGGTGGAGATGTCGCGGGTCGTGGCGCTGAAGCCGACCTCGGGCCGGTCAAGGATGGTGGTGACGCGAGCCGATGAGAGTTCGGACGGTGGCGTGAACGCGTTGAGGAATGCGTTCGAGAGGATGAATAGGTCGTCGGCTGCGATGATCGTGACCTGAGGTATTTGTTTCGGGCCGACGTAGTCGTAGACGAAGTCGACGACGCGACCTCGGAAGATGACGAGAGAGTTCCGGGTGATTTTTATTTGCCGGAGCGGGGAGAGGCCCGGGGTGTCGTCGGTTTCGTCGTAGTAGACGCTCGCTTCGTTGTATGGGTCGAAGGCTCGGGTCGTGTCTCGGGCGATGATCGTGGCACGGCCCGGAGTGATGGAGTCGAGTACCTTCTTTTTTCCGCGTTCGATGTTGACGGAGACGACGTCTATTTCGGCGAACTGGTCGACGCCGTCTAGTAGGTAGGTCGTGTTGTCGAGGATGCCTTGCTGCGTGTCGTCGAGTGTGAAGCCGTCACCGAAGCCGATGTCGAGTTCGACGGTTAGTGTTCCGCCGGTGATGATGTTCGCGGGCATGGCTCAGACTGCTATCTGAACGTCTAACGGCCCGCTGACGAGGTTGTATTGCTGCAAGGCTTCGACGATGAGATTCGGGAGGTTCGAGTCGGCGGTCACGGTGTTGACCGTCACGTTGTACACGGCCTGCTTCGGCGCGTATGCCGCGTCAAGCATCGCCGGTACTTCGTAATAGCGGCTCTTGGGGTCATACAC